GCCAATTCGGTGATGTAAGTAAATTAAGGAATGGTGATTTTGCAGGTTATATGGGAAGCGTAGTTACTGATGTTGAAACTGGTATGAAAGGTTTGTTTGGTGATTCAAGCGGTAACTTTGATGCAAACAGTATTGTAGACGGTTTAAAGACTGTAGGTAAAACTTTATTAGGTAATATGCTTGGAGGATTTTTAGGAAGTCAAGTAGGTGGGCAAACTGGTACAGTGGCAACAAAGGCATTCATTAGTGGTGAACCTACTGGTGATTGGCATATAACTATCGGTAATCCTCTTAACCCCATAGCAATGATGGGAAATATGATTTGTGATAACTCAACAATGACTCTAGGTAAAGGTTTAGGGTATGATGATTTTCCAATGGAAGTTAAATTTGAGATAGATTTAAAGCACGGTAAACCAAGAGATAAGGGTGACATAGAAAATATGTTTAATGCAGGACAAGGTAGGATTTATGCGTCTGCTCGCGGTGAAGAAGATATACTTAATTTAGCAGGTATTGATGTAGCTACTTATGGATCTACTAAACCAGGTAGTAGCAGTTATGCTTTGTCAGGATCTAGTAATTTAGGAGGAGCATCTACAAACGCAGCACCAGCAGCATCGATGAATAACAGTTTAGTTGCAACCACGCCACCTGGTGGATCTGGTAGTCCGATAGATCCAGCATTAATAAGCAACGTAACATCTATGATGATTAACGGTTAAAAAAAATTATAACATGAATATTAAATCTCTTACACTAAAAAATACTTTATCTATCGAAAAGACAGGTGAATTATATTATGATTTAACTGCGCCTTCATTTACTTATAAAAGAGAGCTAGGTGTTAAGGGTATACATTATGTTACTCAAGACCAAGCTGGTCGTATTGATAAAATAGCTGAATTATATTTTGGCGGAAGTCAAAACATAGATGCTATTTGTGTTGTTAATAATATCTTTAATCCATTCAGCGTATCCGAAGGTGATATCTTAGTAATACCAAATTTAGCTCAACCTAATTTAGCTTACAGAAGACCTAATCCTATAAGTCGCCCAAGTGTACAATTAGCACAATATACTAATACAGATAGACAAAGTGAACAAGACCAATCAAGAATACAAAGATTAATACAAAAAGCCAAAACAAAAAAGACTGGTGTTAAGACTCCCATACCACCGAATATGCTACAGCAAGGACAAGATGCTAAAATATATGGAGGCGGTGAGATCTTATTAGGTGCAAACTTACCAACAAGAAATAGAAAGACTACAAAGTAATAGATTATGGCAGGAGATACTATAGTTGACAGAAATATATTAACGATCATAGAACCAGCATTGGAGCTAGATCCATTATCAATACCTGATGTAGAGAGTGGTACTGATAATTCTGATGGGGAAACTTCCAAAGAACCTCTATCTAAATCTTCTACTGCTATACCTACTATTATAATTAATGGGTATAACGTACAAGCAGATAAGTTAAAGTTATTCATATTAAATAATAATTTATTTTACCCTACATGTAAAATAAAATTTGCTGATAATGATGCTTTATTTACAGCAAGACATTATCCTAAAGATGGCGATCTTATACAAGTTAATATTAGATCACAAGGTGACGAGACTACATTTAAGCCTATAAGAATAGATTTTTCTGTTGTTGATTGCAAACCAGTAGGCGGTGGTGGTGGAGAGAGCCCGAGCCAATATTTAATTACAGGTAGAATGTTTGTTCCAAAATTATTTACAGAAACAGTTGAATACCAAGAAGAGGTTACAAGCTGGGATGCACTTTTAAGTATTGCAGAATCAATGGAATTAGGTTATGCATCTAATGTTGAACAAACTGATGATTCTATGAATTGGACTAATCCTAATGATACTACAGAAACATGGATCCAAGATATCGTTGCTAACAGTTATTTAAGCGATGAATCTTTTTTTACAAGTTACATCGATCCTTATTATTATTTAACTATGGTCGATGTTAATAAATTGTTTAGTCAAGAAGGTGCAATAGAGGCTATGTCAACATTTCCAACCAATGCATCTGATACTGTCGGTGAAAGTGGTGCAGATACTGTAGAAGAAACGCCTATGCCATATATGTTAAGTAATATGATTCAGTTTCAAGGTGGCTCTGGTTACATTTCTAAATATGAAATGGTTAATAAGAGTGGTGAAATTAGTAAAGCAAACGGTTACAAAAGGTATACACAATATTGGGATTTAGAAGCTAAAGAATGGATTAGTGAATTTGTAGATCCTATAACTAATGACACACCAGGTATGGTCCCAGCAACGAAAGGTAGAATTGTAAATGGTGAGGTTGAAGGTCCTAGGAATGATCAAGTTAAATACAAATATTTAGGAACACAAGGTGACAATGTTCATCCTGAATTTCAATATGCTACAGTTCAAAATTATCAAAATAATTCAGAGATTAATAAGATGGGAATGATTATAGAATTAGATACCGTTAACCCTTCTATAACAAGATGTAGTAGAATATTCTGTAAGATTATGGAGTATGCTGCAACAGTTCAGGAAACTATATTAAAACCAGCAAATAATTTAGATGGTGTAGATCAAGAAGAAGGAGGGGGACCATTACAAGATAGAACAGGTGAAGATGGACAAAATAATCCATCACCTGATAATCAAAATGGAGTTCTTAATGAATTCTTAACAGGATTTTATGTTGTTTCTGGTGTAGAATATATTTATACTGAACCAGGACCTTTAAGAATGAAATTAAGATTACAGCGACGTGAGTATGTTGCAACGACCTAATAAATATAAAAACAAATAGTAATATGCCTTTAACTGATTTAACTGGAACGCAAGCATTATCGCAAGCAGTAGGACCATTTGGTTCTTTGCTCGGTGGAAAGTCATTCCCATCTAGTTATGATTATGCAAAAAGGTTTGTAGCAAATTCTACAACAGCACAAGGTAGTGGAAATAATGGAGTTACTTCATTAGATGACCCTACATATTTAGGATTTAGCTTAATGTTTGATATTACATCCCCGCTATTTAATGGTGCTACAAAAGGTGCACCACAAACAAAAACCCAGTTTGGTGATGATGTATTTGGAAAAATAGATAAATTATTAGATGACCCAGGTGCTGCATTAACAGGATTAACTGGAATTTCTAATTTTCTTGGTTCTGCTAAACCAGCTGATCCTACTGATCCACCAGCAGTGTATGAAAATGCACCATCTGCTGTTGCTTATCTTAAAGCAGTCGGTGAAGAAAACCGAGCTCAGTATTTAGTGGCTTTCGTACAAGGTTTACAAGAGGTTGTTAAAACACGGCCATATTATTTTCAAACAATAACAGGTTTGTTGGAATCATGGCAAAAATCAATTGATTTTTCAGAAGATCCGTTTACAGGTTCTACTGGTACCGAAGGTGTTGCTATTGGTTGCTTAGAAGCAATTGATTTAAAAATGACTGCTCTATTTAATTTATATAGAATGGCCGTTTATGATGTAAGATACAAGAGAATGGTTTTACCTAATAATTTAATGAGGTTTACTGTGTATGTAGATGTTCATGAAATAAGAAAATTTAAAACAGTAAGAAATTGGATAAAGGCGCTAAACCCTAGTGATACATCTACAAATACAATAGATTATGTAAATGAAAATACCTCGAATGTTAGATTTAAATTTCAAGAGTGTATGTTTGATGCAGGAGCGAGCGGTAAGGCATTTGATGGTGTGACTAATACTGGAGGTAATATTACTACATCTGAGATTAAGTGGAATTATGGTAATATGGAATTAATTTCTAGCTATTCTGGTATTGATGCAGGATTACCTGAAGATAAGCGACCTGCAAAGGGTGGTATTAAATCTGCTCTAAAGAATTTTGCAAAAGACCAATTAATGAATGCAGCCAATGGTGCAGTGAATAAAATTGGAAGAACAGTATCTAGCGCGATACAAGGAACTCTTTTAGGTAATGTATTTGGTTTAAGAAATCAAATATTAGGAACATTAGCAAACCCACAAGGTCTTTTGAATGCTGCATTAGGCGCAGCTGTACAAAGTAATGATGTTCAAACTTTTGCAGGTAAACCGCAGCCCTCTATCGGTGAGAATCCACTAGGAGAAACTGTACCTAATAATAATACATTAAGTGGAGATACTTCTGTATTTGATCCAGTGACTTCATCAATAGGTAATATAAAAAGCATTAGCGCGTTTGGACCGTCAGGGCCAGGATTAGACGATAGTTTAAGTTCATCAAATATATTTAACTAATGGGAAAAGTAAATCCAGCAAATTTTAACGCAGATGATTTAAGAACTACTCAATGGGTTGGTATCGTAGAAGATACTGTTGATGATATTTTTGAAGGTCGATGCAAGATAAGAGTATACGGAAAAATGGATGACAGAGTAGATCCTGAAGATCCTGAAAGTGCGTATAAGATTCCTACTGCAACTTTACCTTGGGCAAGACCTCATCAGCTAATGTATGGTGGGAGTGCTACTGGTAGTGGTAAGTTTGAAATACCTAAACTAGGATCTATTGTTAGAATCACTTTTGACAATGGAAATTTTTATCAGCCAGTTTATCATGAAAACATTTACCCTTCAGATGAAACTAAAGGAGAGATAGAAGCATCATACCAAAATTCACATGTATTAATATATGATACTGCATTCGGTTTAACTGGTGAGTTACAGGATGGTGTTTCGGAAGTAACAAACGATAGAGAAGGTGAGCATGTTAAAATTTTCTTTACAGAAGAAAAAGGAATAATGATGGATTATACAACAACGGAAGGTCCAACTACTGTTAATATAAAACCAGATAATTCAGTTGAAATAATAAATGCAAACGGTGACTCTATTGTAATGCTTAATGATGGAAATATAACATTTACTCATTCTGCTGTTTTTACGATTAATAGTGGAAATGATACAGTCATAAATACAGATACTAATTTTATAGTTAATGCAACAGCAGATACAAATATTAATTGTGTAAATGCAAAGATTACTGCAACTGGTGAAACTCATATTAATTCACCAAGAATTAAATTAGGTGAAGCAGCAGCAGAGGCTGTTATTAAGGGTGATACATTTGCAGGTATATTTGATTCACATACTCATATAGGTAATGCAGGTAGGCCAACATCTCCGCCAATGTCAGTGGCTGCGCCATCTTTAAGTTCTAAGAATACAACTGATTAATATATAAACTATAAAAATATTTAATTATGCCATTATCCATAGGAAAACCAATTTTACAAGCAGCATTAGCAAAAGCCTTTGTCGATGCAATGAATGAATACAAGAAGTTTGATCAAACTGGTAATGGTGGGGTGGATTCATCAGTTGCAGCTACAAATGCAGCAGGTGCGGTATTTGGGACAGTGGCCGCACCGGCAGTAGATGCTTTTATAAAAACCGGTTTGGTAACAACAGCAGTAGTTACTGCAGGTTCAGCTGTCGCACAAGCAGGTGCTGGTACAGGTGCTGTTACATAATCTTAAACAAATTCACCTGTGCTATGTAAAATAATAAATGCACATATACATACATAATATATAATCTATAATAATTACGCAAACAAAAAAATAATGAGAGAACAAGAAATCACCATTCAATTAAGCGATGATCCGTGGGATACGAAAGTAGTAAAAGTACAAGTACCGCATGGTACCAAATTATTAAGTAATGAATCATATGCAGCTGATGTATTAGATATGTATGGTCTTACTGATGCTACACTTACTAAAACCCAATTAACAGAAGATCGTATTGCCTATACCACAAGAGGAGTAATTTCATTTATGGCAGCTGATAAATCTAGAGCTCTTGTTGATATTGGCGCAAAGCATACTGCATACTGTTCATTAGTTAAAGAACCAGACTATATTGTTGAACAATTAGAAATAGGTATGGAGATTGATGTAAAAATTAAAACTAATCCTAAAACTAATGATGTGACTGCTTCTATTAGCGATGCAATAATGGAAGTTAAATTAAAAGAAATGAAAGATGCTATTGGTAACAAAACAGTTGGTTTTACTGCAATAGTAAAAGAACTTATACATGGTGGTTATTGGGTAGACATTGCAGGAATTAAATGTTTTATGCCAGGTTCATTAGGTGGGCTAAATAAATTACATGATTTTAATTCATTAGTTGGTAAAGAGATTATAGTAATGCCAATTATATTTTCAAAAGAAAAAGATACTATTGTAGTATCTCACAGAGAGTATTTAAGAACTATGATTCCTGTTACTCTTGATCAATTAGAAGAAACTATAAAAGAATCAAGAACTGGTTTTGTAACAGGAACTACTAAATTTGGTATCTTTGCTCAATTTGATGAATGTTTAACTGGGCTAATACCTAAGGCTGAATTAACAGAAGAAACAATTACATCATTAGATAAAGGTAATATAAAACCTGGAGATTCAATCGAGTTCTGGGCCAAAGAAATTATTTCTGAAAAGAAAATCATATTAAGCCAACTAGGACCTAAGATTGACTTATGGGATGGTATAGATGAAAAATACAAGCCTATGATGATTACTGAAGGTAAAGTTACAAAAATTACTTCGTACGGTGCCTTTGTTGAATTAGAAAAAGGAATTAGTGGCCTAATCCATAAATCTAAACTTAAAGAAGCAAATCTTTCTAAAGGTGATATTATTAATATTAAGATCGGTAGTGTAAATGTTAGTGATAGAAAGATTACTATGAACGTGGCATAACAACAATTCTGGTTTGAATATATAAACAAATCAGGAACTATATGTACACTAACGAACAACTAAACGCAATATACGGATCTAAGATTGGCATAGAATTTGAATTCTTTGCTAATGAAGGGATGACTGAGGTTAAAAGAAGTATGTCACAAGCTCTTAACAAAGAAATAAGAGTAGAAGAAAAGGCTCACAGTGAATTTACCCCAACCGACGAAATATTTAAATTAGAACCCGACAATTCTGGTGGATCTGGTATGATTGAATTGGTGACTGGGCCAATGCCGTTTGTTGAATCAAAACTTATTATAGCAAAAACTCTAAAGTGGATCCGTGAAAATGGATCCACTAATGAGCGATGTAGTATTCATATTAATGTTGCTTTTGATGGAAAGAAATTAGGACCAAATACTAATGTATCATCTTTAGACATTGGTAAATTTGTACTTAACTTTAATGAAGAAGCAGTATATGAAGCATTCCCAAACAGGAGAGATTCTGTTTATGCTAAATCTATAAAATTTATTGTACCTCTTAGTGGCATGACTCAGCCATCTCCTGAAAAAAGGTTGTGGAAAAACTATATGTTTGTTACTGAAAAATATTATGGTGTAAACTTTTCAAAATTACCAAAGAATTACATTGAGTTTAGATATTTAGGTGGTGCTGATTATGAAAAGAAGTATAACACAATATTAAACATGACTGAGCATTTTGTCTTGTCTCTTTATGAAAGTTTAGCAGATCCTGTATATAATGAAAATGATTTAAAAATATTAGATTCATTATTAGAAAAACACAGAAGTGTAATTGAATCATATAAAACTTATTCTGCATTTAAAGAAAAGTATCCTAAGATTAAATTAATGGTAGATCTAAATACTTATGATCAAATAATCGAAACCTTTTATCCAAAAATGCGAACAAAAATATTTGAGTTGTTAACAAAGGCTGGTTTAGAAGAGGGGTTAATTAACTATGATGCTGATACTGGTAAAATGCAACTTAAGAATGCTGAACTAATGAAATGTTTTGAGATAAATGGAATTGATATTGTTGATTGTAAAATACAAGGTAATATTATAGGCTGTGATATATTCAGTACTGAATTGATTAATTCATCAATGTTTGAGTGTAATCTTTTTGGGGCTACTGATACTGTTGATTCTAAGATAGAAGATTCCTATGTAAGTAGACATGTAGCAGTAAAAGATTCTTATGTCTTTGGACCTCGTGGCGTTTTCAGTGGAGATATGGAAGGTGGTATATTTAGAAAGGGTAGAGCTACTGAATTTGCAAATTTTGAAAATACCGAAATTATAGAAATAGAAAAAATATAAATTAAAATGGCTAATAAGAATACTTACTGTAATGATCCTGATGAAGCAGCATGCTTAGATGCATTAATTAAATTAGTTAATGAAGATCTTACTATCGCATGTCAGATTCCATTCACGGTTCCTAAAAAGGAAATAAACAATATTATACAAAGAGCAAAAAAATATTTTTATAAAATATATGAAGATAGTGTAGAGCAGATGTATATTGCGTTACCTGCAGGAACTCTTAATAAAGCTGATTTTAAACAAGGTGTACCTTATGGTAGTGGAGCTAATCGAGAAACTATAACTAACAAGGATAATATTAAAAATCCTAGAGGAATAGTACAAATGCCATCTAGGGTTTATTCAGTTAATGCTGTATTTGAAATTGGTGGCTTTAGTGGTGAAGATGGTGGTTTTGGTAGTAATGGCTTTAATGCAGGGGACGTTGACTTTTCAATTGATAAGTTTATTTATGACGATGTATATGGTGCAGGTATGGGTAGTGAAAATCTTATGTATTATGTAATTAACTCAATGTTTATGGATCAGGCAAGACAAGTTCTTTTACCACAAATATCATATACTTATAATAGGTTAACTAAGAAATTTAGATTTCAAGGTGAATTACCAAAGCGAGCTGTTATATTTGAAATATTTTCAACTATACCAGACTGTGCATTATTTGAAGATGAAGCATTCCAAAGATATGTTATGGGACAGGCTAAAATACAACTGTCTAGAATATTAGGAACTTTTTCATTTAATCTTCCAGGTAATATTACAATTAATTATGATATGATATCTTCAGAAGGTAGAGAAGAAGTTGACCGGGTGGTTGAAGAAATAAAAGGAGATGAAGGTGTTGATTACTTTTTCACCGGATAATTTATAATATAAAAGCTATTAAATAAAAAGAGAATATATAATAAAAAATTAGTGTTTTATAATGATAAGAGATATCTATAGCCGAGATATAGAGGCACCTAAGTATAATGATAATACTTTAGAAGTAAGCGATACTTTATCACAGTTAATTTTAAAGATAGAAAATTGTTTATTTACTAGGAAAGGAGATGTATTAGGTGCACCAGGTATGGGTGCAAATTTAAATGATTTAATATTTTCATTAGTATTAAATGAAAACACTATACAAAACCAGATTAATAATCAAATTACCGCATACTGCTTACCTAACATAGCTGGATTTACAGTTAATTGTTCAGTAAGCTTTTTTTCAACTGCAGAGAGAGATGGTGCATTGGTTGATATATTTGTAAATGAACAAAGAGTTATAGGGGCTCTTTTTTAAAAAAGAAAATTGAATGTCATTTTTTAGTAAAACAAGAATAAAAGCAACAGAGCTATTTGAGGATTCATTTGAATACCTCCAGCGTACTTATGACCAGGCAATAGAAACATTTACACCTGCATCACCGTTTGGTCAAATATTAACAGTAGTGTCAAATTTAGGAGAATTAATATTCTTTTATATAGAATCTATAGCAACAGAATCTAATATATCTCGAGCTAGAAATATAGAATCAATCTATGGGTTATCTAGATTGACTGGGCACGACCCTACACGAGGTATATCATCAAGAGGTATAATTGGATTGCGATTAAATACAAGTGCGTCTACCCTCCTTAATGGAGATTATGTACAAATTATGAATGGTGCTAGTTTAGAAATTAGCCAAAATAATTTAACTTATTTTTTAAAATTTAATAGTGACTTTATAAGATTAGATAAAACCACAAAGTCTTTTGTTAATGTTGAAATAATTCAAGGAGAAAAAGATGAGCAAAGTTTTACAGGATCAGGTTTACCATTACAGAGTTATAATTTAATTACAAAGGATCCTACTGATCAATATTTAGTTGAAGTTTTTGTAGACGGTGAATTATGGAAACTTGTTGATTCTATATATGATATGAATGCTAATGAAAAAGCTGCAATGGTAAAAACTAGTGTAACTGGTGGATTAAGCGTGTTTTTTGGAACTAGCCAATTTGGTATTTCCCCAGCACTAGGTTCACGTATTAGAATTACATACATAAAAACTAGAGGTGCTGCTGGTAATATAGGTGGTAAACAAATAGATATGAAATTTTCAGACCCAGGCACAGATGCATCTGGTGAAGAAGTAGATTTAAATGAAATTCTTTCTATGAACATTACAAGAAATCCAATGTTTGGTTCTGATTCTGAAGATCCTGCCTTTACTAGATTGATTGCACCGTATGCAAGTAATTCATTCGTATTAGCAAACCCTAACAATTATATTTACTATTTAAGTAAGTATGACTTTTGGTCTTTTATAGATGCTTATAATACAAAGAACGATGAATACTTAGATGATGATAATGTTATTTACTTATTCTTAGTCCCAGATATAAAGAAGAAGCTAACAAGTGATATTGATTATTTTAGTATACCTGAAGTTGAATTTACTATGACTGTAGCTGAAAAGGAAATGACTTATGAAATATTAAATAAAAGCGGTAGGCAAGTTGTCACTGCCGAAACTAGAATAGTAGATCCTATTATTAAAAAGTATGCTTTAAATATTGTAGTTAGATGGTTTGAGAATTATGATAAAGATGAGATAAGAATTGAAATAAGAAAAAACTTAGATGAATATTTCCTAAATGTAAATAGAAGAGATAACATTCCAAGATCTGACATTATTTCAATAATAGAAAATGTAGACGGCATTGATTCAGTAAATGTTTTCTTTATTTCAGAAGAAAATGAAAATGCTATTAGAGATGGTTATTATGAAATTCCTGTTTATGGAACAGATCCTATTACAGACCAACGAGTATTAATCGAGAATAAAAAAATCGTATTAAAGAAAGGTGAGGATCCACAATTAGGATTAGATAGTTTTGGTGATATTGTAATTGAAAATAATGATATAGCAATAATAAGAGGTGGTTTTGAAGATAGGAATGGTACTTATTATGAACCAATCCCAGAAGCTAATAAAATTAGTTCATTAAATGTATTCTTTAAAGAGGCTATTCAAAATAATCTTTATAATAAAATACAGCAAGAAAAATACAACAGTGTTAAAAGAAACCGAGGTACTACTATTGCAACAGGTGCTAATTCGGCTGGCTTAAATACTGGTAGGTTACAAAACACTTCAACAATAAATGCACTAAAAGACAATTAATATGGCAACAGTAAAAAATAACAATACAGGATATCCTAGCTTATATAGAGCAACACGAGAAGAGGGTTGGGTCTTAAAGAACACTGGGTATGATTATGCTGATAATTTATTAAGAAATACTATGTCTAGTTATATGTTTGGAAATCGTCACTTAAAAAAATTCTTGGAGAATTATTTAAATCCTATAATGGTATTCTATATTAATAGAGTAAAATACTTAAGAATCTATTTTAACTTTGCAGTTCCTAAATGGTACCAAAAAATAAATTAATAAAGCGTGAATAGATGGCAACATTTAATTTTCTTTGATAAAGAAGGAAAAAATTATAACATGGAATATGACAGTACTACTGACATGTGGTACGGTGACATATTTTTGCCTCAAGTTTCTATTAACTTATTTGAAGTAGGGCAATTATTCATTTTGGAAAAAATGATTAATGCAACGAGTAATACTTTTGAATATGGATATCCACATGATGCTGCTGATATAACTGGTGAATGTGGTTGGGATGTTGAATGGGAGACACAACAACCTAATGAAATATTTCTTTTTCAATTTAATAAAGATTTTAATACTGGTACACAATCTGCATTAGTACAAGAACAGGACGGACCTCCGTTGGTTAAATATGATTCATTGTCTGTGCCATTGGATGATGATCCTAGCCAAACAATAAACCCAGAAGGTTTTATTGTTAGTGATAAGATAAAGTCTGAAGCATTGCAACTTAATGTAGCGTTTTCATCAGAGACAGAAAATACATACAAGAGAAAACTTTTAATTGTTGATAAGTGTACCAATACTACAATTGCAGAATTTACTATATGGGCGGAGAGCATTGAAGAAGACGAGAGACTGCGAGTTATGACTCAAAATATGGGGTATAATGTTATTGCATCTGATAGTACAATTTTTAGAGATACTAATTTAAAAGAAGCATTACCTGATTTTGTAGAGATAAATTTAAAGCGTAAAGAAATTATGATGGAAGGTAGTAACATCTATCCATTCATAGGTTCTTATAAGGGTTTAATAAATGCAATAAAGTTTTTCGGTTATAACAATTTAAAGGTTAAAGAATTCTGGAAAAATGTAAATGCAAATTCTCCACAGTTTGGAAATTATATTCAAAGTAATAGCGTTGATTTATTTGCACCTACTGCACAGTTTAATGATCTTAAAATAACTTTACCAAATAAAAACTTTAGAAAGACTAGCATGTTTAGTCTTATTTATAGAATTAATAAAATTAATCCTGATAAATTCACAGATGAGGATTTACCAGTTACTGAAGAAGTACAAGACTTTACTATAGAAGAAGTTTTAATTAAACTGTTTGGATTAAAAAGAAAATTAGAAAAAGAATATTTACCACTAAATGCTCACATTAAAGATATAACAGCAGAGGCTGATTATTTTGGTTTATTGGAAGTAACTAACACGATTAGTAGGAATGACACAAATACAATTAAAGTAGGAATTAATACAGATTTTAAAGTTTCACCTAGCACATGTACGTACTTAGAAGACTTAAGAACTTTTAATTCGTTTTGTTTAGAAGAATCTGCTATTATAAATCAAGCAATCATAAATGACTGCAACGCATATGTTGGTCCACTATCGGCAGAAGAGCAAGCTAGTGTTAATGATGCTGTTGTGAATTTTGCAAATGCATACATTTCACCACTGAATGTTGGTAATGCAGCAATAGGTCAAAATATGGTTATGGGACCGTATGCACCAGGTGATACATTACCACCACCACCAATAGGGCCTGATGCCAATAGTGTATTAGGTACTTTACAAAATGGTGGGAGTGTTACTGTTAATGCAGTTGCTGGAGTTTATGCTGCTTACTTTTCAAGATATGCACCAAACTTAAATAGAACATTAGCTGAATATGTACAAGGTGAATCATCAAGAAGTTTACCAGATCAGCCTGGTGTTAAATCAGGAGCTCTAATAACCTTAACAAATGATAGCTTTAATAATATAACATGGAATAACATAGCTAGTACATGGGATCAAATAACTAATGCAAATGATTTCTTTACTTTTGACTTTAATGTACAAGGGGCTAATGTTGGTGATATTTATAAACTAACAGACCCTGCAACATCAACAGGTGCAACCCATACTGTAATTGCTGGTGATACTATACAGTCAATAACAACTTCTTTATATAATCAAGTAGCCTTATTAAAAACTACACAAACTGATCCGTGGTTATGGTTTGATTGGTCACAAGTAACAAATGACATTGGGCCATGTATTAGGTCTTATGGTAATGATGTTAATAGATTTGTACCATCTGTTGAGTTAGTTAACAGCGCAAGCGGTGGGGCTTATACTGAAACGCAATTACCAGGAGAGATTCTATTTACTTGGGATGGTATAGGATCTGGTAATTTTACAGAAATTGAATGGACTATTTATAAGGATGCTTCTGATGTATCCCCTGCATATTATTTTAATATAAGAGGAGAGATTGGAACTTATGGAACTTTACCTATTACTTTACCGTATGTTGGGGATTATAATGTAGAGATGAAATTATTTGATTTATATAATAATATTTCTTCATCAGTTAAACATTCAGCAATATGTGTAGACGAAAGAGAAGTAGAATATTCAGGATGGTACCAAAGCAGAAAGAGAACATATACATGGAATGCTGATGGTAAATACAATTGGAATGATTATGGATCTTTATGGAATTTACCAATCGAACCTTCTGTTACATGGGATGAGGAAACGCCGAGCTTATATGATTCTTTAGATAGAGTTAATGCAATATTAAATACTTTTGGTATAGGAACTAGTACTGATTTTCAATTAATGAATTATCAGAATAATGGTAAGGCTAGTTTTAGCGGACCTTACCAATGGAAAAATTTAAATACAAAAAGTTCTATATGGAATAATACATATCATTTATGGTGGGATATGACTGCAACAACCGGAGACACACCTGCATTTTTTGAATTTAGCCAAATACAGCCTAATAGTTATTTAAAAATTGTAGATGACAATGGCGTAACAGGTACTGAATATTTTGATTTTACTATTAATACTTTAAGTGAGGCTGTTAATCAACTTAATGTAAGCACTAATGATATAATTAATAAGTATGTCTACAATCTTGTTATGAATGCAAGCGGTAGTCAAATTTATGTACAAGCTGTATCTAGATATTATGGTAAGTTTGGAGATTTTAAATCAGTAGATATGGTTGATGTTAATGGTGATAGAATTTGTGAAAGCGGAACAGGTATTACTGATTCTGCCAGCAGTTGCTTAAGTAGAATATATAAGTCAAGCCAAAGTATATCAAGCAACCCAACATGGAACACGGCTAAATTTATTAATGATGGAAAGATATTGCCACCGATGACATGGGCAATGTTTGTTTATGATAAATGTAGAATTGTTGGTAAAGCAGAGCCTAAATGGACCATCTCTAATACTACTAACTCATCAGTGGCTGATATATATTTTGAAAGCAAGTATTTAACATATCTTTTTAAAGACCCAGGGAAGTATATGATAACATTAGAACTTACTGATACGAATGGGAATAAATATAAAAAAGGTAGAAACATCTTAAATATAAAACAAATAAAACAAAATGGCAATTAGCGTAACAGAAATATTAGGAACTGATTCCTTATCCGGCTCAAGGCTGGTAATCAATGACAACTTTAATGTTCTTGCAAGCGAGATTAATTCAATGGAAGTATACTTTTCACCATCGGCTGGAACTATTACTAATTTAAATAATCTTTCTTCAGAAGCATTAAGAGTAGGTTTAAGTACAATATTACTAGATATAAATGCTAGTACTTTTGATATCTTAACAAATGTTAAAATGACTGGTAATTTAAATATGACTGGTGCAGGTGTATTTAGAAATGATACAAACATACAGACACTAAATGATACTTTTGCTGGGGGTAACACAATATTAGTAGGAACAAGCACAGCTATTCCTGCATATACCATGAATAGAGTTGGTAATGCAACTGGAACTGACATAAATATTACTTTATATAGTGGAAGTATAGGACAAGAAATTTTCTTTATCTATACAGAAGGTAGTGGTGGTGTTAAAATTACCGGAGTAGCAAATAACTTGGTATTACCTGGTGCTACTAATAATGATATAACATTGAATGCAATAGGCGAAACAGTACATCTCTTAGCTGTTGATAACGGATCAGGTATACCTGTTTGGTTCTTAGTAGGTGGAGTAGGATATGTAATATCATAATAATTAAAAGATAAAAACTATACATGGCAACAACGCCCTTAATCAGAACACCACAAGCAGACGGAGGAACTTTTTATACATTTTCTTCGGCTGCAAAAGACTTATCTAGGACCCTCAATAACGATGGTCTGAAATTAGTCTTTTCTAAGTTTGTGCTTTTAAATTTACCAGACTTTGATAAGATAGATCCTACTACGTTTAGTAACAAAGAAAACTATATGCAGTTTGATACTATCGATGGTGCTATATGGAATGGTGGATTAAAAGGAGATCCTAATGTTAACTTTACTGAAAGTCTTCAAAATTACGCGCTAAATATAGAAGAGCTTATTATTAGTGATGTATCTTATGATAACACCACAAACTTATCTGTGACTGAAAGAGTATTCTTTAAATGGTTGAAGGAATGTGGAGCGTTAAGATTTAGAGAAGCTACTGTATTAGAGCAATCAGGTACTGCAAGTGGTTTAAGATTTGTAGAAGAAGATGAAGTAACAACTGGATCAAGACAGTATAGGCGAGTAGTAAAATATATTGGTGAAATTGATATTGTAAATAATGTAGATAAGGCCGGAGAGGCTTATACAGAATTGTATATTAATGTACCAACGGAAGTAGGTGGAACTCCTACTATCCTCTTTGATTCAGTTTCTGATGCTAATTACCAACCATCATTAACAATACAAGGTACAGGACCAAATGCTGAATTTATATTAGGTAGGAATTCTGCAACAGTGCATCCACAGGGATTAAGCATAAGTGCATTCTATGATTATGACAATCAGTTACAAGGAGCCGGCCCTGCAGGTTATACTGATCCTAATGCAGATTGGATGGGGTTAGGCCCAGGATCAACAAGCTCTATTACTGATGCATACTTTACAGAGCCTAGTACATTTGAAAGTGTACTTAATGCTGAAATCATAAAATATAAAGCTGATTATAATAACCCAACAGGTTATAATGGATCTGCATATTTAAGAAGTGAACTAGATGGAATTAGTGTAGACTTTAATCCTAATGACTATGAGCAGATTGTAGCTGATAATACAGTAAGCACAATTCCTCAATTTAATGGTACGAGTTCATCTGCATCATTTGAATTTAATGCAGTATTAGTTTATTATGATATGGTAGATCTTAGTGATTCTACTAAAACAACTACTAACTTATATGGCTTATTATTATTAGATAATGTAACACCAACAACTGATGGTGGTTTTATACAAAGATATCCAAAATATAAACCTAACCCAGTTACTGGCCAAAACGGTAACAGTTATGGATTTAAAATTAATCTAAGATTTGATGCATCTCCTGGGAGTGCAGGTATTGATACAATTATTAATGATTACAATACCTTTTCAATGGGATTGTTTTCAGATGCAACTGCGCAACTGCAAACATCTTCACAAATATTCCAAAGACAGCAATTAGAGATTGCTGATATAGAGGTTAGATTAGCAGCAGTAGAAAACACATTAAATTCCGTTAGTACTTCTGCATTTTTGCAATCACAAATTAATAATTTACAAGCTCAACTTGATAATGCATCGTTAGCTTTTGCAAGTAGCACTACACTATTGGATTTAATTGCTAAGAATTCAGATGAAATTCAAATGTTAGCAAATGGTCAAGTTTCAACTACGTTACAATATAATACAGCTGTTGTTAGGCAAGGCTCTGGTATTACAGTTGATACAAATACTCCTAATCAAATACATGTATCTAATAATGTTCAAGCGTATAATTTAATGCTAATGTTTGATAGTTCAGAAGTTCAAATAACAACTACTGCACCGTTAAATTTAAATGTAGTATCACCGAAGGTGTTTACAACATTAGGTACATATACAAATATGCTAAGGTTAGATACAATTAATCAAGCAGGCGGTAATTTAGATATTTTTATTGATGATACTGCAGTTACTTGGAAGACTGGCCAAACATTAAGAATCACAGCTAATAATGATCTTCTTATGGGATCTAGAAATATAAGAATATTTACAGACTCACCAAGCAGATTAAATACTGGATCTTATGGAAAATTAGCAGCAACTATACCTAATGCAGAAATAAGCACGATTCCGATCATTGATTTAATTTGTACAGAACAAGGCGTGTTAACATTCGTATATGATATAGTTAAATAAATAATAAAATTGAAACCTAAATAATGGCTGAAAATAATTCAATACAAACTTTGCTTCCAGAACTGTTAAGACTCTTTAACAATTCACTGGAGAGCTTTGAGAAAGTTAATCAAGCGATTACTTCAAGCAGAGATTCTGTAACTGTTAATATACAAAATAATGATGGAACTAACTCTAGGCTTACTATACCTAGTTTTGGATATTTAAAAAATTCAGTAGATAGGTTAAATACAAACATAAATACTATAACTAATTTTAATGATGCTAATAGCTCTATAAGATTACCAGATGGTACATTTAGAAAATTAGTGTTGGCACAATTACCAACAGAGGCCGCAGACTTAACTGCAATTAATTCAATTAGTGAATTCAATATAAAGCCTAATTGGTTCTTTGAAGAACTTATTAATCCATTACTGTATATCTCATTTGATATTACTGGACAGGCCCCTATTGACACTGAGCGGGCTATTGTACAGCGTTATATTTTAGATACCAATAGCCAGAGTAAAATTAACTTTTTTGAAAATCAATATAATGGAAATTCTGAAATTGATTATAATACCTTTTTGCAAAATATTGTAGAAAAGAATATATCATATGTGTTAGATGAAGCCGTTGTAGATTTACCACCTAGGGACAAAAGATTCTCTGGTAATTTTAGCGTAATAAGGATAGGTGAGGAAGTTATAACTGAAACTATTAATGGTGTCGAACAAAAAACTACACAAAAGCTATATAAGCTTAATAAAATATTTTATACAGATACAGAGGCAGATTTTTCTGATACTGTGCAGCTTAAAATTGGCGATAGTTTAGAGGTTGTGTCTACACCAATTGACACAAGATATACCGTAACACAAATTGACTCAAGCACAAATTCAGTAACAGTGAGATTACAGGAAGGCTCAAGAACTATCAGTATTGGGGCAGATGTATTAAAGGTTGGCTCTTCTTTAAATGATTTATTGGAGGTTGATGTTACTGTAGGTTTTAATGAAAGATGTGTAACTTTTGTAAAACCTATTGATCCTAATTCAAAAATACCAGCAGTTAACTGGTCGCCTGGTAGCGGTTTTTACACTAATGATTTAAATACAATTGATGCCAGTGGTACTCAACAAAATTTAGCTGATTATTATCAACAAAATGCAGTTGACTTTGGTAGATATCTGTTATCATTTGCACAAGATAAGATTCCTACTAGCAGAGAAGGTCTAATACCTAATGAACCAGTATTATCAGCTGATGATTTTACAGTGTCTTTGATTAATGGCCAGGTTAGTAATTCAGATACTATTGTACAACTTAAAGATTTAAATAATCAAAAAAATACTGTTCAGTCTACAGTGACTGAATTGGATGTTGCAATATCACAAAGTAGAACAAAAATACAAACAACTAATTATTCAACTGAAGTTGAACGTGATGCTGACAAGAATGCATTACAAGGATTAATTACCGAGAGAGCATCACAGGCAAAACTTTACTCATCTGTAGTTACAGAGATAGATGCATTTAGCAAAGACAACTCAGTTAGTAGTATATCACCTAAATATAGAGTTCGCGGATTTTGGGCAATACCACAAGAAAAGTCAGCCCCTGCTACAGGTGTACAAGACATAGTAAAATTTAAATATCGTTATAGGTATCTTTCTGCCGATGGTGCAGCTAACCCAGTAGACCAATTTGCGTATACTGATGGTAGTGGTACGAGCCAAGGTGCATTTTCAAATTACATTATTGTTGATAGTGTAGTAAGACCTAGAACAAAAAACGCAATCACAGGTTTATATGAATGGACTCCTATTGATGATGATAATGCTGATTCAGTTAATATTAATCAATTAGACATTCCTATTAGAAAAGGAGAGCAGGTTGAAATAGAAGTAAAATCTATATCTGAGGCAGGATGGCCAGCAAATCCACTAGAAAGTGAATGGAGCCCAGCTATTAGAGTTGAATTCCCAGCAGACTTAAGTTCAGATAATGCATTAGAATCTATACTAGCACAAAATCAAGAAGATCTTGCAAAAGTTGCATTAGAAGAAGATTTAGAAGCTAAAGGAATTAATACGCATTTAAGTAGTTCATTTACTGCTAATGAAACATATTTTGCCCACTCAACCCCAGTTATAGCATCAGGATTTCTATCAGAAAATCAAACACCAATTGATTTATTTACAAAGCTAAATGAAATGCAAAATCAATTAGATTTATTTGCTGAAATATTAAATAATGCAGTTGGTGAATTAAACACTACATTAGTTGATGATACTGGTAATACTTATAATTTAAGAAGGAATTCTACTACTAATATTTTTGCAGGGTTTTATTCTCAAGAAGTAGATGGTTTAGATGAACCTAGAGGAGCAGTAGTAACCAAAACATATTTTATTAATATCGCTAATGCTGCACAAACAACGCTACAATTAATTGCTAGGGTTGCAGGAGGTAGGGCGAGAATGGTAAACCAGTCAGAGAATCCTGGATCTTATTCAACTACAAATGTAACTTCAATAGAATCAGGATCTACAATTTTACCAGCAACATACCCATGGTTAGACAATAGTGCAACCAATCAAATCAAAGCACAAAGGGCAACGTATAGGTCTGATGATGTAGATTATAATGTTATTAGAAAGTATGATCTTACACCTATTTTATTAACTAATCCTAATGTTACTAATACTTCAAAGTATGGGCAAATGGTTTCACTACCACCATATCAGTCTACCCAGAATAAGAATCAGTTTATTTATAGTAGATATAGTGATGTATCAAACGACGATAACTTTTATAGTTACATAAATCCAACAGCAGCAGAATATACAATTAACTTAGATACTGCCGAGAATTTTTATAATGCAAATTCTGCAACAACAACTTTACCAATATCCAATGAATTTATCTGGGGTGGAGGTTTTGATGCAAGTGGTTTTCCAACGGCAAGAGCAGCTTATCTTACTAGTGATGATGTAGTTTCTGTTTCACTTGCACACCCATCCTTGACAAATTATATTGCATATAGAAAAGCATATATTGCTTTAACTGGTGATACACAAACTTTACCAAGCAGTATACCTGCAGGTGGGATAGATTGTACAATAAACACAAACATTGGTCCTGGGTATAGTAGCGGTGTAGGTACTGCTGCTTTGTTATTTAGACAATCTAAATTTGCACCAATAACATCGTCTGAAACTTTTGGAACTCAGCAAGCAATTTACTTAAATGAAAATGTTAAAGAATTACAAACATTGTCTAATTCATTAAACCCAGTTGCTTTTGCAGCACCATTCCAGGCGCAATCATTACAACCTAGTCCATCATTAACAACAGCAAATTTAGCAAATCTTTGGAATGATACTGCTAATCCTAATTATGTTGGATTTTCTAGAAATGTAAAAACTTCATTTGATGGATTTGATCAATATTTATTAGGTAAACAATCATGTGGATCTTATCTTTTTATATCTTCAGATGATCATGAAAATATTCAAGTAGATGGTAATTCTTTACAATCGACAAAGGCTGTTGTATTTGGCCAGCAGAATTCAATAAGTGTTCCATTAGTATTTCAATATAGAATGACTGACTATTTTGGAGTTATTACAGGTAGTGGCCTAGGGAACATTGGAGGTGATTCTACAGGATCTACTGTTAATCTTACTTATGCTAAAAGAATAGGTTTTGATTTATTTCCAGATAATACAGATGCTGTTCAATTTGATATCCAAGTTTCTGCTAAATACAGGTCTGATAGATTAAGCATTGATAACTTCCCTAAAGCAACAGTTACTAAAGGACTGAGTGATTTAGAAAAAGTAGTAGCAACACTACGACCTTCAATATCGCAAACTTCAATAACTCGCACCGCAGGTGCAGGAGGTGGTAGAAGCGCTAGTTCATTTAGTGGTATTCAGGCAGATCTGTAAGGTTATACTTCAGATTTATTTTAACTTTATCTTTGGTGAATAAATAAAAAAAGTGAAAGATAAATGGCTGAAAAATTACTTGACAAAGCGTCATATAGTATTGCAAGGACTAATCCTAAATTAACAGGGAATGTTAAGGTGGTATCTGATGGAACAGATATTTACTTAGAATCATTTAGTGCTAACACTAGATTAGCTTCTCAGAAATTTAAAGCCTTTAAGGTTGACGGTACTAGTACCTATGATCGTGATGTCTTTAGATTTTTTGATAGTGGTAAATTTCCAATAGAAGCTGCATATGAAATATTTCAAGAATATGAAGACACTGCAGTATTATCAAATTATAAAAACCAGTATGAAATGTTTTATGCGGCAGGAACTAGATCTGTTGCATCCGAATCATATCCACAAAGTTTAGGTACTCTTGCACCGCTATGGTTAAATGATCAAATGCCTAGCGCCTTTGTAATATTTAGGCTTGATAATCCAGCTGCTGTAAATAATATAAATGCTGCTACTGAAAATGAAAATTCTACTAATGCACAAACATCTGCTAATTTTTCTAAACAAGTATTAGAAAATTGTACAGCAATTAAAACTTTTGATTTAACTGAAGGTACTGCCCTAGGTTCTTATATTAGAAATTATAGAAATCAAGAAACTTTTCCAGAAGTACCACTTAACATGACATGGCGAAAAGATGAGCCTATAATGTGGAACGGTATATCATATAAATATGGCGGGTTTACTAGTAGTGGTAACTTTGCATATGATGATATGGTTGTTAAAGATTCAACTATTATGCAAGATGAGTATCTGTTTACACAAGGCTTTCAAAATAATGGTGTACTTTTAGCTAATCTTTTAAATTTGGAATTCTTATTTGATGATCCAACTGCTGATGATTATTCAATTAATAGATATTTTGGTATGTATGTCAACGAAGTGGAAGAAGGGCAATTTGATATATCAGGAGAGGGGTTTTTTAAAAATACAGAAAAAAGCCAATTACCAAAAATAAAAACTATCACTGAGGTTTCACAATATTTAAATACACCATTTGAAATTACAAATGAAAATGGTATTTTATTATTTTTAGATCCAGCTAAAACAACTACAGTTACTGGGTTACCAACACCTAGTCGTGTTAATGCAGTAGAATCTGTTTTTTATGTTAAGGATAAAGAAGATGATTTTCATACAATTAAAAAAGGTTCTAACTGGGACAAAAATCAAATTAGACTATTTGATACTAAAGTAGACATATCTTTATTTACTGGATATAAAGAACCTGATACATTTGCAAACGCAAGTATAATTAGCCATGAGGGCTTTGCTCAAATGTATTTAAAAATATTAAACAATGTAACCGAAGGGTCTCAAATATCTTTATATGATGGGTTAACTTTAACTGGAGTTTTAACAGCTAACAGTACACTATCACCAATACCAGGTAAATCATTTGAAACTTTTTTTAATCCTAACGGAACTGTGCAGGAAATTGCACAATCATTAACGTCTGCAATAAACCTAGGTATAGATGAAAATATTAGATTTTTCTCTGCAACTTATAATGATAATACAGTTTATATTAAATCTAGATTTAGTGGTAGTAGATTTAATCAATTAAATTTTAAAATGGATATTGCATATCCTGAACAATTTACACAAATACAATCTTACCCTACAACTACAACAGCAGACCCAAATAAAAACTTTGTTGGTGGAAATGATGTAACTAATGGTTTGTTAAAGGTTGAATTAGGTGACCAAGATAGATTTATAAAAGGCAATTTTATACAAACCACTGGTGGCTATGCTACTATTGGCGATTGGGTACCTTATACAGAAGAACCTATATATGATGGCTTTAATAAAATTATAGGTTACACTGATATTGATAAGTACGTAGTAATAACATGTAATGATAATCAAATAATGGTTACAAGGTCTGGTCAAGTTGCACTATATTCAGATTACAAACCATCATTTGGTAGATTTTCATTTTTTGATGTAAGAGATTTTGATTTTGACTTTTATAGTACACTATATAGCGAAGAAGGTGAATTAAATTATGAGTATGCTGAATATAACCAAACAGCACCCGGTACTGCAACTGATTATGTAGGTGTGAGCACAAATCCACAAATTAGAGATTTTTATACCAATGGCGGTTTTTATAATCTTATTGGTTTATTAAATGATGCAGAAGACCAAAACCCCGATGATGAGTACATCACAAGTGAATATGTTAGGTTAGAAGAAAATTATTTAACTTCTTTAGCTAGTGTATCAAGAATTGCACCATATATTAATAAGTGGGCATGGATTAATGACGGTAAAGACGTAAGAAATCACCCATATAGATTAGATGTTAATTTAGCCTTTGGTTTAAATAACTTTGCACCATCAAAATGGGATATAGTACAAGAAGCTAGTGGCTTTACACATGAATGGTATTACTTATCTGAATTTCCACAATACTTTACACAGGATGCTATTAAGAGTTCTTGGAGTTATATTGACACTGCACCAACTGATAGTACATTTCAAGATGTTACTGTAGATAATTTTAATGATTATTTTATTGTACAAAAATTTACAACGGGAGGCATTACTGAGATTGATAGGCAATTAAGATATGGTAGATTTAGTGGTGGAGATGAAAAGAATTTTTCTGAGGCATTTTTAAGAGGTGTTAGAGTTATTGCAAAACCAAAGGCAATAGGTACAGAAAAACCTGATTTTAATGCAAGATCATTATCTTATGTTAGAAATGGTAATTTTAATGATTATCGTTTTTCTGCAATATTAGTACCTAATTTACCTGACAAACCTGATAACCAAATTAAGTTTATTAAAAATGAAAAGTGGAAAACTTTGGTTATGTTAATTTCAGTAAACTACGTAGATGAATGCTTAAACAATTCTGGTGACTCTATAATAGATAGGACATCTTTATATTCTTTAAATAGTTCATTTATAGTAGATGCAGATTGTGAACCTATTATAACAGGTGGAACATATGATTACACTGATAATCCATTAAGTGGTGCATTAACATTCCAAAATTCTACCTATAATGCTGCTACACAATTATATACAATAAATGGGATTGCTGATGTTAATGGGATTGAGCCTAATTTTTTAAATGACTTAAGGGTACTAGAAGATGGTTCTTATGGTATTATAAAATTTACTATAAATGGAATAAATTACACAATTGGGGGTATACAAAAAGTAATATCGTCTAGTCAATTTATATGCTCAAGTCTTTTGTCAGACGGTACACCAATAACCTTACCAACCCCAATACCATCACAGTTTAAATTATCAAATGCATCTTATGTGGTTGATAATAATGGATATCTTCAATTTACAAATAGATTAAATGCTATTAGCTTTGGTCAAATTTTTAATGCAGTTAATTTAGGTGATCCTAGTATAATATACGAAACTATTTCAAGTGATGGTTTACAAGTTAAGAATGCTGATGGTACGTTAGCACAAACATTTGGTGTAGAGCTTAGGGCACAGGCTGATATTCTTAAATCTATTTATGTTGGAGTATTACCTGATCCGAATAAACCAACTGCGTTTAATTTAACTGATGTAGTAGGTTATGATCTATCTTTACAAAAAACACCAAACTTAACACCGATTGCCAGACATGCTGGTTATTACTCACCGTATGCATTGCCGTTACTTTCATTTAGAGATCCTTATCAGAATATAGATTTTGATATTACAGGTGGTGTTGAAGATGAGGCATATAAACTAAAAGTATTAGAACTGTGTAAGTTTAAGAATACTCAATTCAATAGCGCTGATGCTAAGTTTGGGCAGATACCTAATTTCTTTTATCATAAAGTAAATGAACAAGATCCATCTACAGTATTAGAACTATCTAGAGAAAGTGCATTCCCTAGCCTATATCCTCTTATTAATGAAATAGGAATTGACTATAAAGATTTTTATGTATTTTCATCAAACTGGGAACCTTCTTATTTTACCAAAAGTATAGATAAGTCTCAACTAGAAAAAGTTATTGGTACAAGATCAATGCTAGAAAGAAAATCATTTTTTGGTTCTAAATACTTAAAAGTTCCAGAGACTATAATTTTAGAAACATTTAAACCTGATCCGTTTGTAAAGTCAGCTATAAAACAACCTGATTTAATAGATGGTACATTTATGTATAAAGATACACCATCAGTTACTTTAAACAAGAAACAAATACTAACAAAAGGTGTAAAACAAACAAAGATTATTAAGAAAGTGCCATCATCACCTACTATTGATTTTTACTTGTTTAATCAAAAAAGATTAATAGAATATTTGTTTATACCAATTAAAGCTCAGTTTGAAAAGTATGTTAATAAGCTATATGGTTGGGGTGATTTAGAAACTTTAGATGATGATGTAAATCAGTATATAAAGGAAAATATTTTAAAGCTTTATAAAATAGACAAAGTAGAATTTTATACATTAGCAAGTAGAGAAAAAACGCCATCTAATTATACGACTGCTGAGTTAACAAATAAAGATAAAACAAAAGCAGGGCTAATAATTAATACTAGTGTATCATCAAAAACCATAAATACAAACCCATTTGATTTAAGGCTAATATATAATAAAAGAACAGGTTTCTCTGAATCGTTTGGTTTTAGTGTTACTATAGTTAAAAAATAAAGAAAAAGAAATGCCAATCACTATACAAGAAATAATAGCATCGGATACTATTTCACAGCTAGTCGATAAGACTAATTTTAATTTTGATCAATTACTACTTAATGGTGGTGGACCGGTAGGTCCTGTTGGTCCCAAAGGTCCAACTGGGCCAGCTGGTGGAAGAGGCCCAAAAGGAAGTACTTGGTACGATGGTTTAGTTGATCCTACTACAATAACAGTAGCACCAGAATTAAGAATTGGTGATTACTACTTACAAGATAGCCAAACTGTACCACCGCTATCAACAGATGGTGATGTTTGGGAATATGATGGTACGGCATGGATTCTTACAACTACGAATTTACAAGGGCCGGTTGGTCCTAAGGGTAGTGGTGGAGGATTTGGTGCAACTATAGGAGCACCGACCATCAACGAACAAAACATAAGATATAATGGACCTATAGGTCTTAATAATGGCGCAACTGCTACAAACGAAGGTGTTCCTTCTGTGTTAATCGGTGGTGTTGGTTCAAATGCACAACAGTTAACGGGTATACCTCTTACTGCTGCTTATGTTGTACCAGATACTATTATTGTAGGTAATGATTCAACAAATACCTCCTTACTAATACACCAGAGAAATTCCGAAACTAGAGGTATAGTTTTTCATGGGGGAATAACGCCTGGGCTAACTGATAAATATGAACAGCTTGACCCTTCCCAGCTAAGTAATATTAGTATTGGTATAGATGATAAGATAGTTATTAATGTACCAAAGAATCCAACTACACCAACAAGCCAATCTGACTTAAGAGGTTTTGAGTTGATTAGTGGAACACGGTCTCAGTATTTTAGTGCTGGTTATGATACATTATTTCAATCAGGAGTTGGACCAAGTGTACCTTTATTTGCTGGGCAGCATTCTAACTTTGAAATTAATGTTGGGGCAGGTGCGTCAAATGGAGATGGAAATGTATTTAAGACAATAACACAAGGTACGATAAGTTCTACATTATTAGAAGCTGGTAATACTGCTAACATTACGCTAGTCACAAACCAAGGATTACAAACTGGTAATTGGCAACTACAGGCAGGAGAAATTAGAATGATTAGTTCTACGACTAAAGATGTTGCCTTATACTCTGGTAGGAAATTAATATTAGACACTGCAGTAAGTGGATCTAATGGTGCTATTGACTTAACATCAGGCAGTGGTGGTATACTTGCCAATTCAGTTGGGGCCATATCTCTTACTTCTTCGGCCGGGAACATATCTCTTATTACAACCAATAGTACTTCTATTTTTGTAGATTCTGATGATGAAGTACAAATATCTGCAGATTCTGAAATAGTAATAAGTGCACAAACTGATATAGCTATTGCCGCAGGTGGTGGTGGAGATGGTGATATTGATATGTTTGCAAAGGGTGATATTGATATTAGCCAGAATGAGACTGGTCTTCCGGCTGGTTTGATTGGAAGCAATATAACTATACAAAATAAAATGGGACCAAGTTTAGGTTCTGTAAACTTAGGAAATGTAATACTCCAGAGTAATAACCAAATTAAGTTAGAATACCAAGGAGGAGGTCCTTTAAATCTCCCTAGCATTAGTCTTGATTTTACACCTAATACTGGTAACGAACCAGTTACAAGATTTGTAGGAACACAAACTTGGACTGGTGAAGGTGGTGGTTTAAATCTGCTACAAAATGCAGTGACTAGCCAATACAATAGTTTAGCCGCAATACCTGTAAACAATGCAGAGGGTATGTTTAGGAGAGTTGATACTGGGCCAAGCGGTGCTAAAGTTGTTCGAGTTAAACCTGGATTTAGGTATGAAGCATGGGAATCTTTAAATCAAGTTGCAGGAACTAATACAGCTGAATTACCATATAGAGAACCTCGGGCAGCTGCTGTGGTTTTAGGTAATGAAACACAACCAATAGTCCCATACGTATTTGGAAATACTAATGCAGTAGATCGCACATTAGGTTTTTCGGTTAGAACTAATGCGTCTAATATTAACCCATACTTTGAAAACTTTAGTACTAATATGAATAAGACTGCAGTAGCAGGAATATTCGTATGGAAAAGAAGTAGTAGACATAACGCTGCTGGAAACAAACAACCGTATCAGCTCACTTCTGCGACCACATATGCACAGCCAATTGGTAGTTCACCAACGCTGGCTAACCAAACTAATTTTCCAGCAGGTTCTGCTGTTAGCGGTCCGCAATATGGTTTTGATTACAGGAGTGATGTAGCTCTCCAAGATGATCAGCCCTTGGTCATTGGCATGCCAACCACAGATCAGCTTCAACCTATAGTAGTACTTTCCTTTGGTAATGGTGTAGGACGAAGAACTACAGTAGCTTCAGCACCACCTACAACACCAAGTACTCCACCTAATGTAGATAACAGTTTTCAATTTCCAATTGGATCATACCCAGGCCAACAGGTTACTGTGTTTTTTGATAATTATGCATTAAGAGCAGGTTTTACAGAAGGTAATCCTCAAGTTGGTTTTGAAGCTTACTGGTATGGAAATATAAGATTAAATATTCCTGTCATGAGAACAGGTTTAACTCCTGCTGCTTTAGCTAGTACTGGTTGGTATGATCAAAATAACGGAGTCCCTACTAATACTGCTGGGTTTGGCGGTAATGATGGAAAGAGAAATTATTATCAGCTCCAAAACATAACTACCGGTGGTGATGCTGATTTAAATATTACACAGTCAATAGTAATAAATATGGTATGGGACGGTGGTTTACAGAAAACATGGACTAAAGATAACACTGGGGCATACGGAACTAGTGGTGTAAATGGATGCATTCAATATGGCTGGAGAATACTAGAAGCGAAGGCTTTGGGTATTAACACATCAAGAACATTAAACACTTAATAAGATAACAAAATGACAGAGAAAGAAATAAAAGATTTAAATGGTTTTATAATTAGGTATAGAGAAATTCAACTTTCCCTAGATCTAATGCAAAAGAGTATTCAAAGTTTAGCAAAAAAACGAGATGGACTCTTTGAAGAAGTAGATGCCATGAAAAATAAAGAAACTAAGTTTATTCAAAAAATTGCAAAAAAATATGGAGCGTCCGAGGTAACACCTAATAAGCTACTTAAGTATATAAAAGAATGATATTAATTTTAAAAAATATTCTGGGTATTCTAACAGACCCAAAGAACACAAGAATGTTTTTGTTGGGTGGTATTGTAGTGCTATTATTTTTATTAGTTAGGCAGTGTAATGAAACCGAATATGCAAAGGGTGAAGTAACCAGGTTTCAGAATAATTTAACTGCAGCCAATGATACTATACAAAATTATGTAAATAAGAAAGGTGAGTCAGTTGGTGAAATTAAAGGATTAACTTTATCATTAGAACAGCTAAGAGATAGTTTAGACTATGAACAAGGAAGACCTCCTATTACTATTGTTAAATATAAAACTATAATAGAAGAAAAGATTATTAAAGTACCAGTTATAACTAAAGATACTTTAATAAAACAAGGCAAACAAAGTTTTAATTCTATATTAAGTTTTACATCATTAAATAATTGGCAAAAGAGTTCAAGATCTATAGATGTAGATTTACCTTATAGATTTGTAGATAGTTTAACTTTTGGATCTGCAACAATTGGACTTAAGCAAAATATATGGTTAGATGCTACGCTATCACAGGACATGGAAACCAAAGAAATTTTTATTAAATTAATTTCTGATTATCCAGGAACTACTTTTAATAATACACAAGGAATAATGATTGATAGAAAAAGCTCTGAATTTAAAAGCCTTCAGTTGCAAAATAGAAAGCCATTTGGTTTTGGGATCAATTTAGGAATGGGAATATCAGGTGATGGAACATTTGGTCCGTATATAGGACTTGGTGTTTCATGGAATCCAAAGCTTTTACAATGGTAAATAAATAGAATAGAATGGAATCATCAAGGTTTATACAAATATCGGAAGGCATACTTATAGAATACATCTATACTAGTCAGACTGCACCAACAACTTTTAATACTGGAACTTATCCAATAGAGTTGATGAGAGACACACAAACTAAAGGTACTTATCTATTTAATACAGACGTAGATGATTCACCAGCAATACCACAATTGTGGACAGATCAAGGTAATTACCGAGATAAATCTGCTGTTACTAATAACATTAATAAAACACAGTATGTTTCATTAAATACTAGCATTGGAGTTCCTTATAATGATTCAGTAAATTTCTTGACAGATACTGCAAATCTCCAACAAACGTTTAGTCCTAATCTTAATATAGAATATGACACAGTAAGACTTCATTTTGTAGCAGGATATAATTTTGCTGGATATGATGGTCTGGTTGCCGAGGTGTTGGCACCAAGAAGAGATGGTGTAATGCTTAACTTTGCATCAGTTAATTTTGGTAAATTGGATACACCAACTTTAAATCCTGATCCGTTATTGTTAGCTGATAAATTATATGCTAGTTATATTGAATGGAAAATACCTTCACTGTTTTATGCAAATGAATTGTTTGATGCAACAGATTCAAATGGTTTGGCTTATAAGATAACGGAAGGCCAAGGATTTTTACCGTCACCACCAATAACATTAAAGGTTAGTGGAATTTATGAAACTATTGTACAAAATGCATATAGCTTTTATGAGATGCAAGAAATTAATTCTGTATCAATATTAAATAGAGATATCTATGACAACTTATATGCTAAGGTAATACAATCTACAGCAGGTGATTACTTTGAATTATCAGGAGAAGTTACAGGATCCACTTTTGCTAATTTTATTGCACAGTTAAATTCAACAGGCGGTGGGGATTATGTAGTATTTCATGAAATAAGTGTAACAGAACAAATAGGAACAGTATTTACACAAACAAGCTTCCAGGTAATTTCACAGACTCAAGATTTTGATGAACCTATATTATTTAGGCCAATTATTAAAAATGCAAACTCTGCAATTTCATTTTCAATTAATTATGTATTAAGATTATACAATAAAGCTGATGCCACTCAAATTATTAAGAATGCTAAGTTAACATCATTCTTAACTCAGCAATATGGCAGGCAAATGATACAACTTAATTTAGGAGTTGTCCCAACTGTTGCGAATGTATATAATCAGATTAATAATGATACAGGTAAACAAATAGTAGTTGGTACTAGAACACCAGTTTCAACTGATAGCAATGCAGATACATCTGAACAAATCACAGAGAAATTAGTTGTAAAAACAAAATATGTAACTGCATTTAGAGATAGATTAAATGTCAAAGTAGCCATAGCACCAGTTAAAATCCAAACTGTAACAGAAGAAACAATACCACGTCCTAGCTTTGGAACGACTGCAAATAATCCAGGATCTTTGCGATTTAATGAAATAAAAAAACAATAACAAATGGCAGCACAAAAGAAACTCACTGAAGCTGAATTGGTTAAAAAGAAAGCTAATACTAAACAACCGACAGGAGGTATAAGAAATAACGTAGCGGTAACTAAAATTAAGAAAGAATATTTTCAAAAATTTGTTAATCTAGCAGTTAATGAATCTCCACTACCACAAGGTGATGGTATAATTAGAATATCGCCGTTTGATGATTATTTTCTATTTACTATGTTTGATACTATTGAAGGTGAAGATACTCCAATAGATTTAACTAATGTAGGAACTATTTATATAACTTTTATTGGTACTACTGATGAGATAGACATTAAAAATCATACTCAAGTTAAAGAAGTTGATTTATCAAAAGGTGAAGTATTATTTAGAATATCTAGATCTGATAGTAAGAAAATATTAGCTTTAGATAATGAAAACTTTTATATTTCAACTAGAATGATTAGCCCTGATGATGGATCAATTTCTGACGAGTCTGTTTTATATCAAGGTATTTGGTTAGCATTTGATGCGGCCAACAGAATTACACTATTATCTCAGATTGAAGAACAAAGAGAATCATATAGTACTGAATTAGCTATATTAAAAGAAGAGAACACTGAACTTAAGAGAACACTTAAAAAATCAACTATTAATGATATTAGTAATGATGCTACTATTTTATCACTACAACAAAACAATACAGAGATGGCAAATGAAATAGCAGAATTAACTGCTGATTTAAAATCTACAAAAATACAAGAAATGCAACGAAGAACAGCGGCAGTGAATAAGGCTGTAGAAGAACAGAAACTTGCTAATCAACAAAAAAGAGCTATGGTTGAAGCTGTTACTGTTGCAGGAACCGGAGCAATTGATCCAGGGTTTTGGAAAAATGCAGCAAAAAATTTACAAAATTATACGATTGGTAATAATACAAGTACAACTATAGTAAAAGGGCCAAATAATGAAATTTTATAAACTATGATACTAAGTGCAAGAAATAATCAATTTAAATTTGACTTCCCTAGGAACTTTATACCTGATGCTATTGCTAAAAAATATAAACCTTTTTTAACAAGAATACCTGGTGGGTTAATAAAAGAACCTATTGATTATTGGAACTATGGAATTCAATCTATTAACTTGCCTGGGCCATCATTTGATCCAGTAACACAGACAGATTATCCTGGTAATACTCGTGCATTTAGATCTAGTATACCTGCTCAGCAATTATTTGATAAATCAATGACAGTTACCATGCAAGCATTTGATGGTTATGTTAATTATTGGATGGCTGTAGAAATGTTTGATTATTACTATAAGTTAAGTGGGAAGCATCCGTATTTACCAGAAGGTGTAGGTGTTCAAATGCTAGATGCAGATGGAACTGTCTTTGTGACTATCCAATTAAAGAATATGTTTATTTCAAATATAGGAGCTTTAGATTTAAACTTTTCAAGTAACACTGTTGAATTTCAAACTTTTGATATGGAGTTTACTTATAACATTTTGGATGTCACAGTTAACATAGACTAATATATAAACAAATAAAGAACCTAAATGAAAACTTTTAAAGATTATCTTACTGAAAATAATAATGATGCTATAGATATACAAAATCTATTAAATGAATCGCATGAATTAACTGAAGAACAGGATGCTGCAATTGATACGGCTGTAGATAGAATTATGGAAGATCATAAAAATGGAAAAGATTTAGAGACTGTTGTTGAAGAAATTATAAATGAAGGTATCTTAGGAAGTATATTTGGTGGTTTAACTGGATTTGCTTTAGGGAAAACTCTCGGTAAGGCAGTAGCAAAAGTTTTAGGTATAGAAAAGGGTGCTTTATATGATTTACTAACTTCACGTCTTGTTGGTGCTGCGCTAGGTGCAGTTATTGGTAAGAGAATATAAATAGAATGATTAACATAGGAATTGACTTTTCGCTAAATAGCCCAGGTGTCTGTGTAGAAACAGATGATGGCAAATATCACTTTATAACTTTTTTTAATTATGGAAATCGTATATGGGATGAAGAAGGTAAAAAAATACCAAAAGCATTCAGTGTACATAAAGAATTAATGGATGATTCTGCAATGCTAGGATTTCCTTATAATAGAGATGTGACAAGTAAAGAGTTTTTACCAAGAGAGCGCCAAAAGTTACAAGATGCTGGAAATATTAG